GGTTTGATGCAGAGCAAGGTGTTTGGAAAACTGACCCCGCTATCATTGATATGGATGATGAAGAACAACAATATCTATCAGGTGAGCGTATCTTAAGGATGCAAGTATTTAGTGCTCAATCTATCAACACTATGAACTATGACCTAAGAGCAGACCTAGAAAAGAATAGGGTTATTATGCCAACTCAACCTCAAACTGAGGAAGGGGAGATAGGTGTAGTATATAGAGATTTATTTGACGAGATAGAGTCTATGATTCAAGAGACTATGACAATCGTACCAACACCTATGAAGTCAGGTTTCTTACACTTTGATACACCTAAGCAAAAGATGAAGAAAGATAGATACTCTGCTTTCTTATTGTGCTGTCAGGGTGCTAGAGAACTTCAAAAGGATTGGGGAGGACCACCTGTAAAGAAACTAGCAAAAGGATTTACTAGAACTTCATATCTTAATAGCGGTAGAAGTTACTAGGTTGCAAAGTTTTTATATGCGTTCCGTAAATATAATATAGAGAGGAGTTGAGCCACTAAATGAGCGAAGATAAAAAAGACTATATAGTAAGCAAAGCCGACTTAGGAAACGGTAAAAAACAGGTTACTTTAAAAGTTGACCCTACTAATATGCAACAATATATGGATATATTAGATAAAAATAATGTACCATATGGCATTGAAGGAGAACCAAGGTTAGCTAAAGGTAGCGTGCAAAGCCGTTATATCCCAAACGGTAACGACTTTCTTGGTTATGAGTACAATTCAAATAACAAACCATATACATACGCTATGAAAACTCCTATCATTCCACATCACAAAATGTATATGGCTATGGAAATTTACAAACATGAACCTCTTGTAGCTACAGTAATTGATATGATGGTCGATTTTAGTTCAAGTGGCTTTGTCCATGAGTGTGAAGATAACGAAGTAAAGCAGTTATTTGACAAGTGGGCAGACGAAGTACAATTACAAGAATTAATAGAACAGATTTTCCTAGAGTATTGGAGAACTGGTAATGTATTTATTTATCGTAATAAGACAAACGCTAAAGTTAGTAAAACAACTAAGACTAAGGCGGGCAAGGTTCAAAAGAGTAGTACATACAACTTTCCATCAGGGTATACAATCTTAAACCCACTAAATGTATATATCGAAGGTAGTATGTTATTCAATCAACCACAAGCCTACTTAGCTATTAGTCAGTCACAAGTTACATCTGCTGACAGTGCTGAGAACTTAATGACTCAGTTACCACCTAACATAGCTAATATGATAGACCCTAAGACAGGTAAGATTAAGTTAGACCCTAATTTATTCACAAGTATTACTAGAAAGAAACAACCATATGAAAGATACGCAAACCCATTCTTAGAAAGAGTATTCGAGCCAATCATGTTTAAGCAAAAATTAAGATTGCTAGATATGTCAATGGTTGAAGGAATGGTAAATCAATTAGTTACTGTTACTGTTGGTAATGACGAATTTCCTGCGGGAGATGAAGATTTAGAGGCAATCGCAGAACTATTCAATACACCTAATAAAGCATACACTGTGTTTTGGAATCATACTCTAGAAGTTAATTTCCATAAACCTGAGGGCTTTGAAACACTAAGCCAAGATAAGTACAAACAAGTAGACGAAGATATTATGGCAGGTCTAGGAGTTAATAGAGTACTTGTTGATGGTGGAGGTTCAAGTCGTAGTAGTATGTCAAATGGTTGGATTGCAACACTTTCATTAATTGAGAGATTAGATAATACTAGATATAAAGTAACCCAATGGTTAAATGCCGAATATAGACGGATTGCAGAAGAAAACAAACTTCCTACATATCCAAGAGCAGTATTCAATAAGATGAACCTTCGTGAAGATACATATGTCGCACAGGTATTACTTCCTATGTATGATAGAGGATTACTTGATGAAGAAGATATTCTTAGTGAAACTGGTCATGATTACGAGTCTATTCTTGAAACTAAAAAGCGTAACAAGAAGAACTCGCAATTCTTCCTACCTCCTGAGCAACCTTTCCAAGGTGGTCAGACAGGTCCAAACAAGGGTAAGCCTAATGATGGCAAGACCCAAAAACCAATGAAGGAAAGACAGACTTCGCCTACTCAAAATGACGGAAATGCCCCTAAAGCTAAAGCTGATTTCCATATGGCATATTCTAGTCGAGTACAAGAAGAATATGTCACTGAGTTGGCAGATTCTTATAATTCTATCAAGAATAAAGTAGCAAATCTAGTCGAACAGAATAAGGACAAAGACCCATCTGTGTTAGACGCTTTTCTAGTAGGTGCTTTAATAGGATTATTTGCATCATTAAGTAGAACTAGTGATAAGTATATTGACGAAATGTATGATAACGAAATTACTAACTACGCAAATGATATTGACTTCAATAAAGCTAACCAAGTTAAGCAACAGCTTAAGGATTGGAATGACAGTTATGTTCATAAGTTAGCTTATGACATTAAAGACAACATCTTAAAGAATATTAAAGATGGTCTACCAACTACTGTAGCTGTGAATAAAGTTTTTTCTAGCAATATGTATAGAGTTTCTGCTATGTCTGAATCAGTTGCATTAGATACTCTAAGACAAGCAAAGATTCAAGGTAATCAGTTCGCAGGAATGAGTACAGCGACTTGGGTAGCACATATTGATGATAGAACTTGTTCTACATGTACTGGTCTAAATGGTAAAGCGTTCGGTATGAATGATATTCCACCAAGACCGCACCCTCATTGTCGTTGTGGTTTAGACTTTAGTTAAGGTGGTGAAAAAAGTACATGGAAAAAGCAAATGCAAAGAAAATTGAGATGCAAGTCGAATCTATCGAGGAAGTAAAGTTTGATGATGTTAAAAAGTCATTTGCGGGACTTGCCGATAGAGAAGATATTCAACTAGACCCTGACCTTATGTATGCTAAATTCATTATGTGTCATGAAGGTGTCAATGCAAATGGTGATACATTTACAAAAGATGTATTACAAAGAGCACAATATACTCCTAGATTCAAACCTATTGATTGGGAGCATGGTCAACCTTTCATCGGTACTATCCTAGATAGTCAATACGGTGAAACAGCAGAAGGTATTGGTTATATAGAGGCTGTAGGTGCTATATGGAAGTTTCACTATCCTGATTTAGCAGATAGCATAAAAGCGAAGTCTTCTACAGGGGGACTGAAACTGTCTATGGAATGTTTCTATAGAGATGCTAACTACAAATATGGAGAACAGATTTTCAGCCAAGACCAAGCAGACCAATTAGGGCTTACTGATTATGTAGGTCGTGAATACATGGGTCAAAAAGTATATAGAGTGTTCTCAGATGTTATCTTTGGCGGAGTCGGTGTTGTTGCGAATCCTGCTGATAAAGATGCAGTATTCCTATCAGTTGCTAAAAAGCAATCAGAGGAAGAACTAGCATTAGCAGAGTTCAATAGAGAGCAGAACGATTTTACAAAGAAACAACAACCTAAGGAAGTGCTTGATGCAGTTACTATCGCTAAGTTTACTAAGGCTTTCGATAAGGCGAAATCAACTGTTGTCAATAAATTTAATAAACAAGAAGTCACTTCAAAAGATATGGTACTTGCTGATATTAAAAATATAGTTAGTTCATTAATTACTGAAATTTATTCAATCAGTGACGACTTCTATAAGGGTGTTGCTAGTGAAGAAGAAGTTCTTTCTATCGCATCTGTTGAACCTTTTGAAGATGAACAAGACAAGGAGGATTTAGAGATGGAAGATAAGGCAAAAGCTAATTCTATTGAAGAAGAAGTTGTTCAAGAAGAATTAGAAGTTGTAGCAACTGACGTTACCGAAGAAGTTGTTGCTGAGGAAGTTGAGGCTAAGAAAGCTGTAGACCCTGACAATGACGGTGACGATGATTCTAACGACCCTGAGGATAAGAATGATAAGAAAGATTCTAAGGCTAGTGAGTTAGAAGCTAAAGTTGCTGAATTACAAGCTGAACTATCTACTAAAGATACTGCATTAGCTAGCTTACAAGCTGAGTTTGATGCATTAAAGTCAAAAGTAGAGGCTAGCGAGAAAGAAGTAAAAGCTAATAACCGTATGGCTGAACTTGCTGAGGCAGGTATTGAGTTCTCTGAGGCTCGTAAGTCTAAGGAATTAGAAAAAATCTCTGCTATGGATGATACTTCATTCGCTGACTACAAAGAGTTCTTAGTTGAAATCGCAGGAGTTAAAGCACCTGAGGTTGCTGAGGCTAGTGTAGAAGA